GTTTGTGCACAGGCACTTCACGCGCCAGCGCAGTGGGGCTGGTATTTTTTGAGCCCTTAGCCCCCCCGCCCCCCTTAGCTTGCGCAGCAGAGGCGAGGGGTAAAAGCGGTTTCGCGGGTTTGACCGTGTCCAGGGTGGTTTTCAGGTCGTCCTGGTTGCCACCGCCCTCGATGTACGCCGTCAGCCAGCGGGGTTTGAGTCCACGCCCGCTCCAGGTCTCGCCATTGACACCCCGGTAAATGACAGCTTGGCCCTTGAGCTGGGCCTTGAGCTTGTTCAACTCTTCGGCAGTCTCCTGGCGCACCTGGGCGGTGGCCTGGACTTCGATGTCGTCCAGGTCGACGCCTATTTCACTCGCCAGCGCGGTCAGCAAGGTGGGCTCCTCGATGTCGCCATAAAAGTAGTCGGGGTTGTCGTCCAGCACCAGGTGCAGCGCCAGTGCCTTGTACAGCTGGCCCTGGGCGCAGGCTTGCACATGCAGGCGCATCTGGGTGGTTTGTGCGTCCTGCAGTTCGCCAGTGGTCTTGACCTCTGGTTTGAGCAGAGTCAAGTCAAACAACTTGGCCAGGTCGCTGTTGTTCATTTCCTCCACCTGACGCAGCCACCAGGCACGCAGCAACAATGGGTAAATCAGCTTCGGCGCCATGGCGTCAGAGCAGCCGTGCACCGTGCTGGCCAGCTCCTTGAACGCCATGTCCCGAAACAGCTTAGTCGTGGCTTTCTGCGCGCTGGCCTGCAGGCGTTTGATGTCGCCCTCGATGTCGCCAGCGGGCTTTTGCTTGGCCTGCACCGCCTTCACCAGCCCGCGCGCCAACAGCATGGCCTCGGCCTCTTCGGTGGGAACGGCGGCGATCAGTTCCTTGGTCCACGGGTTTTCGATCAGCACCGGGGCGCCCAGGTCTTTGCCCAGCAGCTGGCCCAGTGAGGCGCTTTGGCCGTCTGCAGTGTCGTTGCGCTCCTGGCTCAATGGGCTGTAGCCGTCCAAGTGGGTGCTGTACTGGCTGCAAATCTCTTCTGCTTCGTCGCCATCAATCAGGCGCATGCCGCGTTTGGCGGCGGTGTCCAACACGCTGGCCCGGTGGGCGGCTTCCTTGTCGTGGTAACACACCGGGTCGGTGCAGATGTCTGCACCCTGCACGTCTGCAAAAAGATCAGGGTTGGCGCCGGTGCGCTTGGGGCAGGTGGTGCAGTTGCCCACGCCGATCACCAGGGCGGAGTCGCTGGGGGAAAACATGGCACGGTCCAGGCGCAGCATCACATTGGCCTGCAGCCAGTTTTGCAGCGCACGCACGCTGCACACCTGGCCGGCGTAGTCTTTGCGCGTGGCCTCAGCCAGCGCCTTGGTCTGCAGGGTGGTGTCAGGGATGCGGGCAATCAGGATCGCGCGGCTGGCGTCGATCTGGCCGTCACGCAGCGCCTGCTTGCACTCGCTGGATAGGTCAAGCAGTTTGAGGCGGCCGTACACATAAGACCGGCTCTTGCCGATCTTGCCGCCCACCGCCTCGGCAGTGAGGCCGCTGGCTTGCATTAGGGTGTCATAGCCTTCGGCCTCCTCCAGCTCGGTGAGGTCGTCGCGCTGCAAATTTTCGACAAGCTGAATCTCCAGCACCTGGTGGTCGTCGAGCGAGCGCACCAGTGCGGGTACGGTCGCCAGACCCGCCATCTGGCTGGCACGGTAGCGGCGCTCACCGGCGACGATCTCATACGCGACGCTGCGCTCGGTGTCACCCACGCGCTCACCCGGCAGCGGGCGCACCAGAATCGGCTGGTGCACGCCGCTGGCCTTGATGCTCTCGGCCAGCTCGGCCAGCTTGGTCGGGTTGAAGCTCTTGCGCGGGTTCGTCAGGCTGGCGACGACAGCAGCCAGGGGAACGAACCTGAATTCGTCGGTGGTAGTTTGCGTACTCATGGTCTTAATCTCCTTGGGGTATGGCGACGGGCTGACCCATCAAATCGGTCACGCAGTGGTTGCGGTGGTGCAGCCGCTCGCCCATGCGGCTGGGCAGCGACAGGGATGCGTCGGCCCCGGGGCGCGCGGGCACGTTGCTGAGCTCGGCGCCGCTGTAACTGCCTTTAGTCGATGCGCTGTGCACCGTGGGGGAGGCTGCAGCGCTCAAAGGCTGTGAGGCCAGCCAGGCTTCGAGCTCGGCAAAGTTCTGCTGGCGGACTTGCTCGAATGAGAGAGACGATAACGCGGGCTTGGTGCTCACAACAGCGCCTTTCCGCAGGTTGTGCAGCAGTTGGAGTTGTCGGCCTGCATCGTGAGTTCCGGGTCGCAGCTGCAACGGTCGCGCACCCGGCGCACCGTATCAATATCGTGGTCGTGGGCCGCATCGATGTGCACACCCCACAGCTTGTGGGTGCGGCTGATGATGTCCAGCGCATGCGCCTGGGCTGGGCTGCAGGGGTTGCCGATAGCGGGCCTGTAGGTGCTGTGGATCGACACGGCACCATTGGGTGTGTCGGTCAGGGTGATGGTGATGCTGGGCATATTATTGGACTTCATGTGTTATGAAAATCTGCTGTAAATTTAGTAGCTGGTCACGCAAGCAGCTGGCGGGCTAATGCCTCTTTTGACTGCAATTGGCGCCAGTTCGATATGCGTTGCCTTCACCACGAATTCAGGCCCACCAGTGCAGTGGCCATTGGTAAAGTTGCGCAGCTTTTCAGCGTTGATGTAGATGGGCGTGCCAGGCTTGAGGTCGGTCAAACCGTGGTGGTTATAAAACGCAGCCGCTTTGGCACCACTCCAGGTGATGCGCCATGGCTCCACCTGGTGCGGCCCCACGCGGTCAAATGCGAGCAGCGTCAGGGCAAAGGTTCCGTCTGCGGACTTGGTAGCCAGTGGGCGCGTGTTGCTTAGAAACAGCATGCCTGATGCAGTCATGCTCATGCCAGCCACCGTGTCCACATATAGCGCGCGCTAAAGGCCATCAGCACCAAGCCGATCAATCCCAACGCCAGAACCGTGCCCCACACGATCAGCATTTCGCCGCGCGTCAGAGGCTCGGGCGGCTCAGGATCGGCCAACCAGACATTGCCAAACTCACGCGCCTTGACCGGCGCCACCTGGGCGGTGCGGCTGTCGACCAGACAGTGCTGCGTCGTGCAGGTGCAGTCGCGACCCTGGTTGCAAACTTGGGTGCAGCCGCTCATGGTTGCACCGCCGCGACAATGGTTTTATAGTCTTTTTGGCATCTAGCCCCCGTGATGCTTGCGTGAGTAGCTTTGATTTCAATAGCATCATTACTGCCATCAACTATCACATTGGCGATGACGGTCTTGTAGCCGCGCTTGGTGTAGCACTGCACCGTAGTGGCGTCCAGCCGCATCCAGGCAGAGTTCTCGCCGCCGCAGACCTTGCTGGCGGCATTGGCAAAGCGGATCGAGATATTGGCGGCTTGCTGGGCATCATCAGCCGAAGCGGCGCTGGCCCGCATGGCATCAATATCACTCGAACCATCGAGCAGATAGGCGCTGGACAGCACCAGGGCGATCAGGCTGGCGATCAGCCATTTGATTAGGTGGGTCATGCAGCCACCTTGGCGGCATCACCTTCCAAAGCACTAAAGGGCTGAAGCGCTAATCTGCGGACGGCTCGGGCTCTGGCCTCAGAGGACTTGTAGTAGCTGAGCTGAGTGCCGCTGTAGAAGCTCTGAGTCCAGGCGCCGCTGGCCGAGTACTGCGTGCTAGTCCAGTACCAGTCGCCCAACTCGATCTGATCGCGCAGGGTGGCATACAGCAAGGCTGATTCGAAGCGACTGGGCAGGTAGCAGTCACCGGGCAGTTTTCGAATGCGCTGGGCCAGTGGGCTGCCGGATTCGGCCATGGCGATGGTGTTGGCTAGGCCGTCGAAATTGTGTTCGGCGCCTGAAATGTTCAAACCCATCTCGCCCCAGGCCACGTTCTTGAAGTAGAACTTGGCCCCTTTGGGTAGGATCAGGTGCCAGCCACTGAGGCCATCTTCACTGCGCTGGATGCCGGCGTACCAGCCCTTTTGCTCGGGCCAGTATTGGCCGGGGATGGGCGGGGTGGTGACTGCGGCGGTCTTGAGGGAACGGGGTTTGGTTGTCTGCACTTTTCACTCCTTGCCGCCGGGGATGGCGGGGTTGGAGTGGATTATTAGCACAAACTAACCACTAGTCAATAGCTGAAACTAATTTAGTTTGCAATAATGCCAACACCCGCATGGTGCGGGCAGACTGGGCTACAGTGGCCCAAAGGAGAAAATCATGGAAATTTTGGATTTTGCAGAGGCTCAAGGGCAACGCAATGCGGCCTTCAGCCTGGAGACTTTGGAACTGATGAGCAAACGTGCCCATGCCCTGTTGTCTCTGCTGTTGGGTGGAGCCGGTGCGGCGGGTGCTTATGCCCTAGGCCAGATTGGCAAGCCTGGCGGGGCCTGGTCATTAGGGGCATTGGGCGCGGTGTCGCTCTGGTGGTTTGTGCTGGCCGCCTGGGTAGCGCTGCGGGCATTGCGTACGCAAGAGGTCCGTGCACCCGCTTGCGATGGGCAAGCCCTGGTGGAGCATGCACGCGCCCTGGATGACTACATCAAACAGGCCAAGTATGAAGGAGAATCGCCCGCTGATGTCCTCACATTGCTGCGCGAGGGTGAGCTGATGACGCTCCAAAAGACGGCTGATGATTACCGTTCCGCCAGTAAGTCAATTGCCCAGGCGCTAGACCGAGCCTACCTATGGATTGCCATAACGCCTGTTGGCGCTCTTTGGGGCCTTGCCTTGGTCAGATATCTAGCTTGACTTTCTTTGTGGCTGAGGTCGGTCTTGGGGTGGGTGATAGTCCCGCCGCTCGGGCTGAGGTTGAGGGGTTTTAGGTTGTGTTGCAGTGGTCATGATTTTTTTTGAGTTCAAAGTCGCGGTTCATGAGGATTCGAGCACCCGCACCACGAGACTCATTACCTCAGTGCCGCCAGCGGGCGTGCAGTTTTTATTCCATACGGGTACAAATGACCCGTCGCGTTCATGAACGAGCAGCTTCCCTTTTGACAGTACGGCTGCTCCGGCCAGCATGGCATTGAAGCTGTTCTTGGCCCGGTACTCGTAACAGACCGTTGAATTGGGTTGGGTCACGATGCTGGTGAACTCGAAAGTTTGCGGGTCCTTCGAGCTTTGCTTTAGGGTTTTTGCACCCATCAACGCCAGCGCCAAAGTTTGAGATTCTTTGTCTTTTTGCGCTTTCTCGACCGCATCCTGCTTGTCTTTTTGCACCTTGTTGGCCGCGTCCTGTTTTTCTCGCTGCGCCTTTGCTTGGTCGCGTTGTTCGGGTGTCATGGCAGCAACGCGGTCCGCTTCGGCCTTGTCGGCTGCTGCACTGTCGGCCCGCTTTTCGGCACTCAGCATAAACATTCCAATAACAAGGACGGCCAAAAACCCCCATACCAGTTTTGATGTCGGCTTCTTCGGTGGCTTGGGTAGCTTGACTGTTGCGCCGCAAGCTGGGCACTTCTTGGCTTCGGTGCTGACTGGTTTTCCACATTCGTGGCAATTGATCAAGGCCATGGTTTTCTTCCTGAAAATTTAAGTGTACTGGTCGACGTTGCAGTCTTTGCTTGGGACTTTTCGGCTCCGGTAGCAGGGCAGGGCGATTCGTAAGTTTGAATTGATCACAATGTTTTTTTCTTCAATTCCAGTTTATATAACTTAGTCGCTTTCGTAGACGCTTCGTAGGTGAGATTTGTCAATGGGCCGTAGGGATGAAGCATTGCATCATCGTTCGGATTGTCTTTCTCTGCCCTTCTAAACCAGGGTGTGACGAGTATGTCTTTTGAGTGGTCTCGCTTGACCGCCAATGTGAGGCATTCACGTAGAGCGTGGTCAATTTCCTTAGCTGTCGGCCTTTTGACGATGAACGACACATTCAGTGTATAAATACCTTCGCTCTGTGCTAGCTCGGCTTCTGTCTTTTTATGGCTGATCTTTGCACAATTAAGGGTAATCGTGTTCGGTGTAGCAAATACCTCCAATGCCAGCATACTGATAAGGCCAACCGCAGCCGATACGACAAGTTTGACTTTCATTCATGCTCCTTGAGACTGGTTGCTTGTTTTGCGTTGGTATGGCTATTTTTTTGTTTTGAATCATGCCTTTCTCTCTGTTTTTGAGGCCATTGGTAGAGCTTGGCCGTCGCTGGGTGGATCAAGATAATTTACAAATTCTTTGAGTCTTGCCAGAGCGGCAGCTTTCCCGGCATCGTCAAGTTTTGACAGGATTTTCACGGCATCAAGTGACCATTTGTCAAGTGGTTTTGTGCCTATGTAGGTCGGTATCGGCTGTTCTATCGCAGGCTGAGCATCAGATTTGTTTTCAAGTTGGAATTTGGGACCTTTTCCTGATGCCAGCCACTCAACTGTGACTCGAAATAATGCTGCAGCAAGCAGTAATGGTTCGGCCTTCATTTTCTTTGTCTTTCCGGATGACCAATGAAAAGCCGTCGGTGGACTGACATTGCATGCAGCGGCCACTTGAGCGTTGGTCAACCCGAGGGCCGTCATGCGCTCATTGACCCGTTCCTGTAGTGTGGTTGCCATTAGTTAAGCCTAACAAATTATTTATTAGTTCGGGCTTGCAATTTGGTTAGTTACAGCTAATAATTGCGTCATGAATGATTTTGAGATTATCCAATTGCTCGGCGGCATCACGGCTGTGGCGCGCCTGCTCAGCATCAAGCCCCCGAGCGTGCACGCCTGGATTGAAGGTGGTATTCCAGACGGCCGCTTGCGTGAGCTGGCCGCCCAGATTGAAATCAAGTCCGGCGGCCGCTTTTCGCGCCGTGAGCACTGGCCTGACAACTATGATTTTTATTGGCCTGAACTGGCTGTAGCCCCCGCCATCACTGCGCAAGCAGCTATTGATTCTGTAGTGCAGGGGGCTTGATGGAAATGCATTTCCCCATCGCGTGCGATTCAGGTCCGTTTCAGGCTGCTTTAGCCACCCTTGAACAGGTTGCGCATGGTCGCGTCGAGCTTGTCCAGGGATTTTTGAGCAGCTGCAATGCCGCCGCGCAGCTTGTCCGCATCGATATCGATTCCACCCCCGCAGCTGGAACATGTCAGATGCGGGTTGTTCTTCAGCCGTCCGATGCTCTCCTTGCTTTTCTTGCTGCAGTGAGGGCAGGGGATGTCTAACTGCTGGTCGTCCAAATTCAATTTCATGAGCACTCCTTTTGGTGGCGTCGGTTGTGTGAGAACGCCATTGTCCATTGGCTGGGGTACTCTTTTTTTTGCCTGTTTTTGTCATGCCCGCAGTGTCAGCGGGCGGGTTGTATCGGTCTGTAACAACGTTTTTGGAGTTTTGCAATGAACCTGCTTGATGCGGCCTACAACACCGTGCATGACTATCCGGGTGGCGCCCAGTCTCTGGCGCCACGATTGGGAAAGAGCGGTACGTATCTGAGCGCCGAAGTCGCCGCGACGGGCACGGCAAAGCTGGGTTTGCTCGACGCGGAAAAGATCACACAGCTCACTGGCGACCTGCGCATCCTGGAGGCGTTTGCCACGAACTGCGGGCAGATGCTGGTGCCACTGCCGCAGGAACTTGAGCTGACAGCAGATGATTGCATGCTGCGCCTGGCGTTATCCACCAAAGAATACGCCGCCTTCTGCATAGAGGTGGCCAGCGACCTGGCCGACGGCAAGATCAACGATAACGAGCTGGGGCGCATCACCAAGGAGTGCGGCGCGCTGTTTGCGAGTGTGCGCGGTCTGTGCGAGTCGCTGGCCCGGCGCAACCAGGCGGGCAAGGCAGCATCCACAAGGCAGGCCGCCTGATGCGCCCGAGTGCCGCGCATTTGGCCGTACTGCAGGCCGCGCACGCGATTAAGCGGGAACGCATAGCGTCAGGGCAGGGCGCCACCTTGGCTGAGCTGGTGGCGCGGGCCTGTGTTGGGCTCAAGGTTGCCCGCAACCTGGTCCCAAACTTAACGCGGCGCAAGAAATTGTGCATTGTGGGTGAGCGCCGGGTGCCGGGCCGCAACCGCCCGGTGAAGGAATATTTGCCGGTTGGGGATGACGTGGCCGTTGTCAACGATGGCCGCCCCACATTGGATGCTTGCCTGTCAGGCTGGCTCAGGTAAGCAGGCCATGACGCCACGCGACCCATTGCCGCCGATTAATTTCACGGCGCTGGCTGATGCCTTGCTGGCCCGTGCTGACACGCTGGTGGCCATGTGGCTACCTGGCGGTGTAGTCAAGGGGCACGAATACGTTTGCGGCTCGCTCTCGGGCGGCACGGGAACCAGCTGCTCTGTCAATCTGACCAGCGGCAAATGGGGCGACTTTGCCACCAGTGAGGGCGGTGCGGACCTGACGAGCCTGTATGCAGCTATCAACGGGCTTGAGCAAGGCAAGGCTGCAGCGCAGTTGGCGCGTGAAGAAGGACTAGAAGACGTGGCGGGCGTGCAGCCGGCACGCAGCGATGTTCCCCAGGCGCCCAAGGTGGTGCGCCCAGTTCTGCCACATGCGCCTGCGCCCAAGTCGGACGAAGGCTGGTGTACGGTCACACCGGTGCCTGCCATGGCGCCAGCAGCCACCTTCAAGCACCAGCACCGCGCGCCGGGTGACATTGAGCACACGGCCAGCTACATCATTGACGGGCAGTTGTTTGGCTACGTGGTGCGCTTCAAAACCAGCGACGGCGGCAAAGAGACGCTGCCCTACACCTGGTGCACCAGCGCCCGCGACGGTGCCAGCCGCTGGCACTGGAAGCAGTGGGACGAGCCCCGGCCGCTGTACCTGCCGGGTGGCGTGTCGCCCTTTGTCGCGCAGTTGCCGACTGTGATCCTGGTCGAGGGGGAAAAGAAGGCAGGCATTTTGCAGGGTGTGTTGAACGACATCGCGCCCAGTGTTTACCTGGTGGCCAGCTGGTCCGGCGGCTGCAAAGCCTGGAAGAAATCAGACTGGTCGCCGCTGAACGGCTGCACCGTGCTGCTGTGGCCTGACTGTGATGGCAAGCATGAGCCGTTGACCAAGGCAGAGCGCGACAACTGCGAAACTGATCTGGGGCGCAAGCTGGCCCAGGCGATCAAACCCGTGTTGCCCGCCGACAAGCAGCCCGGCATGATGGCCATGATGGGCATTGGCGCGCTGTTGCGCGACACGCACGCTTGCAAGGTGTCGATGCTGCCCATTCCTGAGCCGATGGCGGTCATTGATGGCTGGGACTGTGCCGATGCCATCAGCACCGACCGTTGGACCGGCCAGCAGGTATTGGCGCTGTTTGCAGGGGCATTTGTACTTCCTTTGTCGGCGGGTGACGTGGCCACCGCAATGCCAGAAAAAAAATCGATGGCCTCGTTGGCACTTGAGGGCGAGGTTGATGATGGCGACGGCTTTGAGTTGATCGGTAACCGGCGCATTCCGTCCTGGCTGGCCCCGTATTACAACAAGGAAAAGAAGTCGTGGATGGCGTCGCGCAAGATGGTGATCTTGATCCTTGAGCGCGACGAAACCCTGGCGCCGGTGCTGGCCTATAACGAGCTCAGCAACAACGTGCAGAGCCGGGTGCTGTGGCCGTGGCCGCATTCGCAGGTGGGCGACGTGACCGACGCGGTCGACCTGATGTTGGGCAAGTACCTGACTGACAACTATGGCCTGCCCAGCATCGCCCGCGCGGCCTTGATGGAGGCGATACAGACCGTAGCGCACACGCGCCGCTTTCACCCGATCCGCGAATACCTGCAGGGCGTGGTGTGGGACAAGACCAGCCGCATTGATAAATGGCTGATTCATGTTCTTGGTGAGTCGCCTGACACCTTGAGCCCCGCCATGCGGGAATACCTGCAGATCGTGGGCCGCTGCTGGCTCTTGGGCATGGTCAACCGCGTGATGACCCCTGGGTGCAAATTTGACTATTGCCCAGTGCTTGAAGGCGTGGGCGGGTTGCGCAAGTCCACCATGGTCGAGATATTGGGCAGCTCCCCGTTTTACAGTG